GCCCAAGGCTCTCGCGCGTCTGACGCCCAGTTGAAGTTGACGTACCCGGTCAAGGACCCGAATTGGCTGCACGCCAATCCCTCGCATCTTGTCGTCGCGATCACCCGACACACGCGGACGCTTTTGGTTTGCCTCACCGGTGACATGCTGCCTCAGTTACTCGGGCCCTTGCAGACTGATTACTTCGTGCCTGTCAACGGCCACTCGCTGGACAGATCATTGCGCGACCGTCTTCGTCTTCCTGGCGAGATCGACCTTTCGCCTTCAATGATCTGGCTTCGTGATCCGTCCGTTGCGCTTTCGGCCGCCTGGAGTCTTGCCTCTGCACCGTTTTCCGAGCTGCTCCGATCATCTGGAAACAGAGTCGAGGAGCCTCTGCGAGACGACGCTTATCGACCCACGCCCCCCACGAGAAGCGAACTGCAGGCCTTCGTCTACGAACGCACCGACGGCTACGATCATTTCAAGGCCCACGATCCCCAGACCCTGAGCGCTCCTGCTTCCCGCGCTTTGCACTCCGTCGGCGAGATCTCCCCGCCGAGTCTGCCCTCCGCTTCGCGCACCGGTATCGAAGACACGCATCTGCTCGGCGACATCCAGCTGTCTAACAGCCGCTCCGAGGACCTTCGCAACATGGCGCTTCGTCAATTCGCTACTTCCAAGGTTCCGGTCGATCCTTCCAAGATCTTGTCCGAGGCGCGCCAACTGTTCGGTCGTTTCAGGACTTGCTTCGAGAAACCCGGCTTCGTCACGACCGTCGGCTTCGACGATTTCGCCGCTCGCTGGACCAATACGCGATCATCGGCTTACATCCCTCGGATCATTGACGCCGCACCGTTCGGCGAGGACTCTAAGACAGTCGTGATGCAGGCCTTCCTCAAGACCCAGGACAAGATCAAGCCGAAGGAACCTTCCGCTGCCGCCGGGCAATTGCACGGGCAATCGATCGTTCAGTCGCCTGTATCCTACATGTTGAAGATGGCTCCCGCCGCCGCCGCTGTTGCACAGCGGCTGCAAGACATGTTGCGCCCCGACGTGATCGCCGATTTTGGTTACTCTGACGACGATCTCTCCGCTCGGCTTCGCGAGATTGGCATTTTCGATCTCTTCAAAGGTGGTGACGACATGCAGATTGACGTTGAACGACAGGACTCTTCGCACTCAGCACAGCACGTACTCGTATTTTGCATGCTCCTCGAGTACTTGGGTTTCCCGCCCGATCTGGCGGAGACCTATTATTCGATGCGGTCGCAATTCAAGGTTAACTCGCTCGCGCCCAACCTTTATCGCGGCGTCATATCGTTCAATCTGCCCTCCGGCGACCCTTTCACGCTCCTCGCTAACATCATCATGATGTTGACGACTGTTGCGGCTCGTTACGAGGACGCCGCGATTGCCGCCATGATCCAGAAAGGCGATGATCTCGAGGTTGACCGTGTGCTCAAGCGATTG